GATGTTGAGCACCTTTTCATTGAGCGCGTCCTGCCGGATGGCGTGTTTGAAGCAGGTTCCGTGTCCCCGGCGCACATGGGTACTGCAATCGTAGACGCCCCGGAACACCACGTCCTTCCGCTGGATGCGCTGTCTCTTGTAATACATCCGCTTGCCGCAGTCGGCGCAGAAGATTTTCCGGCCAAAGAGATCGACCATCCCCGCCCGGATCTCCGCCGACCACTCCATCCTGTCCTCCCGGTGGGCGCTGTCCTCCCGCATCTGCCGCTCCAGCGCCTCAAAGTCCGTAATGGAAACAAGGGGCGGATGGGCGTCCGGGACGATGATCCAGTTGTCCCTTTCGGTGATGTGTTTTTTCAGCCCCTTGTAAATGGCCGTTTCGCTTTTCCCGCAGATCAGCTCCCCGATATACGCCCGGTTTTGCAGGATGCCCCGGATGGTGGAGGGACACCAGCCCTCGCCCTGGATGTTATCCCCGGTCCGTGTCCCGACCCTGCGTTTGCGCCGTTCCGGGCTTTCAACGCCTTCCGCCTTGAGTTGGTCTATGATCCGGTAGAGGGACACGCCCTGGAGCTTCCACTGGAAGATCCGCCGGACAACGGCGGCGGCTTCCTCATCCACCACATAGGCGGTCTTATCCTCGTTCCAGAGGTAGCCGTAGGGAAGGTGACGGTTGCGGAAGATCCCGGTCTCCATCTGCGCCCGGAGCGCCGTGGAGACCTTTTTGGAAATATCCCGCGAGTATATGGCGTTTACCAGGTTTTGCAGGCTGACCGAGAGAGATTCCATGGAGCCGCCGCAGGTGAAGCTGTCGAACCCCTCCTTGACGGAGATGAACCGCGTCCCCAGCGCCGGGAAGATCTTCTCCAGATAGTTGCCCGTCTCCACATAGTCGCGCCCGAACCTGCTGAGATCACGGACCACGATGCACTGGATTTTTCCGGTCCGCACATCCTCCATCAGGCGGTTCCACGCCGGACGGTCGAACACAGTTCCGGTTTTTCCGTTGTCCGAGTAGACCTCTGTGAGCCGGAGATAGGGGCAGCCCTCCAGATAGTCCTTGCAGACCGCGATCTGGTTTTGCAGGGAGTTGCCGTCATCGTCCTTGCCGCTGTTCTCCACCGACAGGCGGGCATAGATGGCGGTGGGCAGTGCTGCCGCTTCTTTTTTGACTTCTGCCACAGGCTTGTTCTGCGCCTGTGTTTTTCTGCTCTTTCGTGCCATATGTGATACCTCTTATACCGCCGCCTCAAGCGGCCTGTCCTGATAGCTTTTTGCAGCTTCCATCGCTCTGGCGAACTCATCCCGGTAGCGAAAAACGATCTCGACGCGCTTATCCTCATAAATGAAGATCTTATCCACCAAAGCCATCAGCAGGCGGCGGTCAAGTTCCTGCACGTTTTCATACTGCGCGAAAACCTGTACCCATGCCCGGTTCTGGCTGCCCATGGTGGCGGCGTCCCGCTGTTCCCGTTCCAGCCGCTTCAACGCCTCCTGCTTTTCCGCGATCAGCCCCCGGTAGTTCTCCCGGAAGTCGGTGTACTCCGTCTTGTTAATGATGCCCTCCACGAAGTTTTCATACAGACCCAGCTCCAGCTTTTTATACCGCTGGATCTCCTCCTCCAGACGGGTCATCTGCGCCTCGTAGCTGAACACCTTGCGGTCCCTCTGCGGGAGCGTGTCGATAAACCGCAGTACCCTGTCAAGGTGAAGCACCACCTCGATCTGGTCATGGATGGCGTGGAACACGATCTCCGTCAGCTTCGCCTCGCTGAAGGAGTGGGGGCTGCATTCGTGGGTGCGCTTGTTGCTGCCGCAGTTGTAGTAGACGTATGCCTTGCCCTTTGCCTTCTGCGTCTTGCGGATCATGGTGTCCTGGCAATCCCCGCAGAACAGGTAGCCGGAAAACAGGTCGTGCTTTTCGCTGTCCCCGGCACAGCGCATATCCCGGCGCATCAGCTCCGCCACAGCTTCAAAGTCGGTGCAGGAGATGATGGGCTCGTGGGCGTTCTCCACCCGCACCCAATCGGATTCCTCTTTAGGGCGCGTCACCCGGACCTTGTGGTTAGGCGTTCCCCGCCGCCCCTGGATGAGCACCCCGGTGTAGACGATGTTGGAGAGGATCCGCTTGACGGTCACATACTCCCACTCCGTCCGCTCCTTTGTGCGAAACGCCGTTTCAAAGTGCGCGCCCTGCATCCGCTTGTACTCCATCGGCGTGGGGATGCCGCTGGTGTTGAGCCGCCTTGCGATTTTCAGAATGGGGAACCCATCCTTATACATCCCGAAAATCATCGCCACGACCTCGGCCGCCGTCTCGTCCACCAGCAGGCGGTTTTTATCATCCGGGGCTTTCCGGTATCCGAAGGGGACGAAGCTGCCCACATACTCGCCCTTTTTGCGTTTGACCTCCAGGCTGGTGCGTATTTTGATGGAGATATCGCGGCAGTAGACATCGTTTACCAGATTGCGGAAGGGCAATGTGATGTTGTCCGAACCGCTTCCTGGCGCCATGCTGTCGTAGTTGTCGTTGATGGCGATATACCGGATGCCCATGGCCGGGAAAATCTTTTCCAGATAGTTTCCGGCGTCAATATAGTTACGTGAAAATCTGCTCAGGTCCTTGCTGACGGCGCAGTCGATCCAGCCGGAGCGCATATCCTGAAGCATCCTCTGGAAGCCGGGGCGGTCTGTGTTGCTGCCGGTCTCTCCATCGTCGATGTAGGTGTCCACCAGCTCCAGATCGTCATGGCTCTCTATGTAAGCCAGACAGATCGCCCGCTGGCTCTGGATGCTGTTGCTCTGGCCGCCGTCAGCATCCTCTCTGGATAACCGGGCATAGACGATGTAGCGAACCTGTTTAATGAAACCTTCAGCATTGCTTTTGTCTCCAAGATCATTGCGCTCATAAATACTGTGCTGACGATTGCTGAGAAACTGCTTTTGCTGGCCATGGGGTTTAAGGCGCTTCATCACGGAACCGTTGGATTCGGAATTATTGACAAGCTGATCGCAAGGCATACGCCGAGGGATTAAGTCCAACTGAACTTACATATGGAAGTCGCCTGACTTCAATCACAGAAAAATATCCGTTGCTCTGCGCCCAGTGGTGAAGTGTTTCTCGTAACGCTGTCGATTGAAGTATTAAGCGATTACAGCGGAGATAACCTTGCAATCTGGAATACGGATTGCAAGGTTATTCTTTTGATTATCTGAAGCTTGAGGAAAGGAAGGTAAACTTATGTATTGCGGAAACTGCGGAAAACAAATAAAGGATGATGCGGCATTTTGTCCTGAATGCGGACACGCAACCAGTGTAGCCGTATCAACTCAAAAAAGAAAAATCCCCAAAGTGGCTTTTATCGGGGCAGGGGCAGCCCTGCTATTGCTTATTTTAGTGCTTGTGATTACATCCGGCGCTAAAGCACCCTCTGAGGAGCAGATCAGGATAGCCTCAAACAACTTGAACAATGGCGGTCTGGTAGCCACTGACGGCAAATGGCTTTATTACACTGGAGAAGGCTTGGTGAAAGAACGGCTGGATGACGGCGAGAAGCACACTGTTATTTCCGATGAGATACATCCAGAGCATTACCTTTATTGGGGAAATAGTTTGTACTACTTCAATGTCTTCTCCTACTACAAACTCAAGGGGAATGCTGATCAAGGTGAGGACCTGGGCTTTAGTGTTTTCACAGATGGGTGTATGCAGTTTGATGGAAAAAACTATTATGTGACTGGTTTGGGAAATTATGACGAAGGTGGTGTGTACTCAGCAAAAGCCAGCGACATTGAAAAAGCTGAAAACATTGCAGATATACATCCGACTGAGATTTTGTCTAACGGAGAATATTTATATCTTATCAGCGGTTTTGGCTCAATCAATGATGCTCCTAATCTCAACTACGGAACCTGGAGGATTGATAAAGACGGCAAAAATCAAATCGAACTGATGGATTACTGTCCCAGCTATATGGTTTTTTCCGAAGATAGAATATACTACACAAATGAAGATTATCTTCTCTGTTCTATGGATTTTGATGGTGAGAATGAGGAGATTTTTGATGATGTTTATGTCGGCTCTGGGTTGAATGTGGCTGATGGGTATATCTTCTATGTCGATAGGGACAGCGAGAACATCTATAGGATAAACGAAGACGGCAGCGATAAAACAAGGCTGAATACGACTCGCAGTGGAAATATCAACATCGCAGGGAAATGGCTCATTTATGAGGATCGCGATGATGATTATAATCTGGTCAAAATGAGCTTCGATGGAGATATTACGCAGTCGCTTAGGTGATTATCAGCAGTGGGCTCCTGTCAAGTTCACAACTTGGCAAGCAGTGCATTTGTTCCCACAAATGCTCGAAAGAGACTTCCGGCGTTGCCGCCAGAAGTCTCTTTCTCTGCTTGTTGGGGTAGCACCCCAAACCCCTTTATCAGCCCCGTTGCCGGGGCTGGCTGCGCGTTCGGTTCCCGAACGCTATAGTCCCTGCTTCGCAGGGAAAGGCGGGCTTTCGCCCTTTGGACAAAGCGGGAAAATACGCACACGGACTTTCCGGGAAAAGAAAAAAGCGGGGCTGGCCTACATCCACTGTAAGCCAGCCCCGCAAAATCATCTGTCCTGCCTATCGCGCTTTTCCTGTCTGCGCTGTTCCTCCATAGCCGCCAATTCCTTCTCCTTTTCCAGAAGCACCGCCGCCACTTTCTGTGCCACAAGATACTCCTGCATCTCTGTTCTTGCTTTCCGGTAAGTCGGGTACGCCGCCTTTTTCCGCTCCAACAGTTGGGCGTACTCGGCGTTCAACTCCTTGACGCGGGGGAGCTTTTGAAGGCCAAGCCGCTCAAAAGCCTCCTTCGCCGCTTTGTGGAGCGTGACCGCCTCCCGGTGTTCCTCAAAGAATTTTCGGCTGTATCCTGCTTTGCGGTAGGCTACATAGACCTCCCTGGTCTTGGAGTAATTGACGATATGCTTTTTCAGGTCGGCGATCTCCCGCATCCGCTGTTCCGCCGCCTTAATGGAATCGCCCAGATCGTTGAACCGGGCAACCGCCGCGTCCGCTTTTGCGGCCAACTCGTCAAACTCGTTGATCTCGTTCTCCTGCAAAAAGCACATGACCTGCGCCATCTGCTTGAGGTTAAAGAGGGTCGCCCACCGCTGGTATCCGGCGCCCTTTCCCTCGTTCAGCTTCGCCTGAATATCAATGAGAAGGGAAAACTTCTTCTCGTGAACCTGCTGGCTTTTGACCGGGGCGCGGGCTTGCTGTTTCCCGGCGATCACCGCTTTCAGGTCATCGACCGTATAGCCCTCACCCAGAGAACTGAACCGGACATACCGCTCCAGTCCCTCCTTCCAGAGGGAGGGGCGTTTGCCGGATTTGTACTTACATCCGGAATCCACCAGAAAGGATACCAGCTCATCAAAATCCCTCGGCTTTTTCCGCAGAGCCTCGTCAACGGCAGCCCGTATTTCATCCCGGTGGCAGGTTTGCTTTGGGTATTCCGTCCGCTTTTTTCGTTCCCGGTAGGGCTTTGGTGTGATGATGGAAAGCCCGTACTCCAAGCAGAGCCGGTCGCTGACCCTCTGGAGCGCCAGCCCGGACAGAAAGAAGTCCCGGAACTTCCGGGTGCAGTCCAGCGCCGTGGAATTGAAAATGATGTGGTTGTGGATATGCGCCCGGTCGGTGTGGGTGGCGACAATAAAGGCGTGTTTCCCCTTGGTGAAGCGCATCCCCAGCTCATGCCCGATCCGGTTTGCTTCCTCCGGCGTGACCTCGCCCGGTTTGAAGGACTGACGGATCTGGTAGGCGATGACGTTATGCTCCTGCCGCCGCCCCGTCATGTGCTCATACTGCCGCTTGGACAGCAGGAACTCCTCGTCCGCTGTCCGGGGGTCGCACTCATAGCTGGAGAGGTACTTGCCGCCCTCGGTCTTTTCCTCGTTTTTGGAATATCCTGTCCTGTCGGAAAGCGTCTGGGCGATGGTCTTTCCCTTGTTGATATGGAGAGCGATCAGCCTTGTCGCCGCCATAGTCCACCCCCATCTATCAAAGAATTACATTGCCAGTTCCTCCTGGTATTTTGCGTTCTGTGTCCTTTTCAGTGTACCGTCCCGATGCGGATCGCCGCCCATGCTTTTAGAAAATCCGGCGATCCGCCGATCCAGCCCGTCCAGCTCTTTTTCCTTTTCCCGGACGATGGCGGCGCGTTCCTCCAGAGTGCCAGAGAGCAGTTCATCCAGCAGATACTCGATATAGTCGATGTTTTGCAGGGCTTCACAGAACAGGGGATGCCAGTCCCCGTCTGTGGGCTGCGGCGCATACCACTCCTTCCAGTCGCGGAGCAGGTGGAAATAATCGCACAGCACACGGTAACAGCGGTTTTCCTTTTTGCGGTATTCCCGCGCTGCCTCCAGCTTTGAAAGGACGGATGGGCGTTCCTGCGGTTTCCACATTTGCAGGCCGTCATACCGCACCCCGAAATCCTCCGCCAGTTTCTCGGCGGCTCTTTTGGGACTGAGATCAAACAGCTTTCCAACGAAGTCGATCACATCACCGTCCTCC